TTATAGGATTCGGTGGTGCTAAGAATTACCGTCCGAACACTTTGACTTATTCGTTCCCTGAGAAGGTAACAGAGAAAATCATCATAGCACCTCACACAAAGTATTTTGCTGCAAATGATTTGCGTGATGCAATCGCAATGCCATTACTTGACAAATTGGATTCAAACGATAATGTCAAATACGTTCAACCCCGTGCATATATTTCTAATGGGTTTGAGGGTGGCAGCACGGATGCGTTTCATGAGTGTGCAGATTTAATTGAGTATGCTAAGAACATGGCAACTGCTGTGAAATTCGTTGATGAAAGAACAGCAAAGAAAATCAAAATCAACTTAAACTATTTGATTCGTGAGGGCAAGGACATTAACCCTTCGAACTTTGAAGAGTTTTGTGATTCTAATTTGATTGAGTTGTGGGATACGGTTCGTGAGATAAAGCACCTTGCATTAAATGTGTGTCGTGATACTGCCGATTTCCAGACTTTCATCATGGGTGATTATCAACCTATTCAGGGTGAGGGGTACGTCATGATAACACGGTTCGGATATTTCAAACTGGTTAACCGTCGGGCATTTTCATATGCCAACTTCCATAATAGCAGATTCGTTCCCTTACCCCTTCGTGCATCATGAAATGTAAACAGTTGAGAAAACGTGCCAAAGATTTGGGTTGGTATCTCATTCGTTACGGTGGGAGGCACGAAGTGTGGGGGCATGACAATTCACCCAAGCATGTCACTATTCCTTATAATGCCAAAGACTATGTGGGCAAATTGATTTTAAGACAATTGG